GGAGAAAGAAACTAGAAGAAGAATTAAGTTTTGATCGATGGGATAATGATCCGAAAATTAGGGCGCTACAGGAACGAAATCACCAAGCTAATATTGAGTACTACAAGGCGAAGATTGCAGAGCTGGAGGATAAGGAGGTTAAATGACGTGAATGCAATAAGCGGATTTTGTGAGAAGTGTAATAAGTTTAGGAAACGGTATTGTGACGGAAATAGAAATACTTGCATGTCTATACTGTTTGACGCCATCGAGGCCTTGCAGGCAGAGAATGAGCAGCTACGGGCACGGGTGATACAGTACAGGAAGGCGCTTATTATTGAGAATCATCGTATACCAGACGTAGAAGCCTTCTCTGACACGCCCGCCGACTATCACAATCCAGCTGATGTGGAATTATTGAGAAAGGCAAGAAAGGCGCTGCATAAAGGTATATCAGAACTAAAGGTATATTGCAAGGATTTCGACCAAACGCCTGCAGAAGACGCTTGTATTGAAATGCATGAAGCTGTAATAGAAATTGACAGGGCGATAGGAGGAGAAGAAGATGTTTGAGAGGTTGACGGAAAGAACGTCTGACGGAATAGAAAGTCAATACTTCATTGAAAAAATTTGATTTTATTCAAAATTTTTTCCAAAAAACTTTACTTGGCTGGGTATCTTTCGATATAATTATTAACAGAGAATCTTTAGGCTTGGCTTTTAACCACCATGGCTGATTCGACGGCTTGAAAAGCTGTGCCAGCCATTGGGAGGGGAGTCTTTTTGGCCAATATAAAAGAATTTATTGATGAAAACGGGAATTTCGACAAAAAAGGTTTTCGGAGGAAACTTCGAGAAATCGGGCAACGAAGAAAGAGAGAAGAACGTTTGAGTCGGAAGAATACTTTCGGAGTACTTGACCTCACCCCATACAATGCAGTTAACCTAATAATAGATGGAAAAGATGCAACAATTGTTTATAAATGATTGATTTTGGGAATCCTTTCTCCTATATATTTTATACATATTTTCGATTTGAAGGACGGGTATAAGTACCCGCCCCAACCTATTGGTTTTGATAATCGAGTTGAGGTGAAATTATGTCTTTGAAAAAGAAAGGCTTTACTCGAACCAAGTTTGGTAGCAGTGATGCAAAAAAGAAAAAATCAACTAAGAAACCAAAAACATTACTCCCCATGCCTTCAAAATCCGTATTGGATAGCTTAAAACTCACTCCAAAACAACGCCTATTCGTGCAAGAATACTTAATTGACCTCAATGCAAAACAAGCATCGATAAGGGCAGGATATAGTGTAAAGAATTCGGAATTTCAGGCGCATTGCTTATTAAAGAATCCCAAAGTGAAGCAAGCCATTGAATTAGCTATGTACGAGCGGGAACAAAGGACTAAGGTAACTCAGGACAGGGTGATTGAGGAGCTTGCAAAAATAGCCTTCATCAATCCAACAGACGTAATCAACGAATACGATGCATCATTACAAACAGGCGCCGCCCGAGAAGATACTGCTGCAATATCATCCATCCGGGTAAAAAGATTTCCCACCAGAGAAGGTTTTGGAGTTGAGCGGGAAATTAAATTGCATGATAAGATTCGTGCATTAGAGCTTTTAGGCAAACATTTAGGATTGTTCAATGATAAATTGAATATAACAGCCGATGCAATGGTAAGGATAGTGGATGACTTAGGCGATTCAAAAGATAAAGATGATGCAACGGAGACCAATAGCGAAATCGAGGAATGATGAATATGATGACGGCTCCAGTGGTAGATGTAAGGCTTTCGGAATTAATTGCACCATCTTTTTATGAAGTGCATAGGGAGCTAAAAGAGGAACTGTACGATGAATATTGGCTCAAAGGTGGACGTGGTTCAGGAAAGTCCACTTTTATTAGCATTGAAATAATTTTAGGAATGTTAAGAGACCCAGATGCAAATGCAGTAGTTTTCCGGCGGTATCAAAATGAACTTCGGGATTCAGTCATCGGTCAGTTTGAATGGACTATTGCAAAGATGAATATGGGGCATCTGTTCCACGTGCAAGTTAGTCCTATGCAAATTGTCTACCTTCTTACAGGGCAACGGATTATCTTTCGCGGCGCAGACAAGCCCTCGAAGTTGAAATCAATCAATATCGGTAAAGGATATATCAAATATGCATGGTTTGAAGAGTTAGACCAATTCGGTAGAATGGATGAAATAAGGAATATTTTGCAATCGGTTTTTCGAGGTGGAGACCAACGGCGGGTAGTATTCTTCTCATACAACCCTCCAAAATCATCTCGTTCATGGGTGAACCAAGAGGCGAAAATGCCGAAACCCGGAAAACGAGTGCATCATTCGACGTATTTAGATGTTCCAAAGCACTGGCTGGGAGAAAGGTTTTTAACCGAAGCAGAGCACTTGAAACAAGTTAATGAACTTGCATACAGACATGAATATCTCGGAGAAGAAACTGGAACAGGCTTGGAAGTATTCACCAATGTGATACTTGAAACTATTACCGATGAACAAATTGCACGGTTTGATCGAATACGTCAGGGATTGGACTTTGGTTATGCAGCTAACCCGGCTTGTTTTGAGCGTATGAACTACGACGGAACAAGACGTCGGTTATACTTATTTGCAGAAGTTGCCGGATTGAACTTGTCCAATAGGTTGTTGTATATGAAAATTCAAAAATACAACGATATAATCACTGTTGCAGATAGCGCAGAACCGAAATCCATTGATGAGTTAAGAAGTTATGGCCTAAGAGTAGTCGGTGCGAAGAAAGGTCCGGGTTCAGTAGAATTCGGAATCAAATGGTTGCAAGACCTTGAGGCTATTATCATTGACCCGTTACGCAGTCCACTGGCTGCAAAAGAATTTATTAACTATGCATTAGAAACAGACAAAAGTGGAATGGTCAAAAACAAATTCCCAGATAAGGATAACCATTCCATTGATGCGACCCGTTATGCATTGGAAGATGATATGATTGAGTATAACATGGACGGAGTAGAGTTACTGAGAGGGGCGAGAATTTATGGCTAAACAAGGATGGTTTAAAAAAGCCGTTGGTGAAATATCGAGATTAAGGCAGAGCATATTCGGCAGATTTGGTACTCTTATTGGCGGTAGCTGGAACGTACCATATGTGTTGAACAGTAGCCGGGTTGACTACGAGCTTGCACGGCAGCTGTATCACAACACTCACGACGATTACAAACTGGGCGCTGGGTTTGCTAAACCAATAATAAATACCTTAGCCGGGTTTATGGGCGTTCCTCATTTTCGGGGCCAGGACGAAGAAGCCCAAAATGTTCTGGATGAGCATATTAATCGCTGGGTTAGCCGGATGCAGCGAACTCACCAGCTTAGCTTAAGAGACGGGGACTGCTTTGTGATGTTGGCCAATCTGGAAAATGATGACCCGCTATTTCCAGATGAAGAAAACCGGATTGATTATATAATCATCCCTCCGGAGCAGGTAGCGGATATAGAAATGGATCCAATCACTAGAAAGCCTGTTGCGTACACAATTAAAGCGAGAAGTAAATGGGATGAAGGAAGACGAGAATATACTGTAACACAGAAAATAACAGCCGATAGAATTACGGTCATTGTAGAGGGAGATGCTCCAGAAGGTCTGACAAATGAAATACGGCCTAATCCTTGGGGGTTCATCCCGATTGTTCATTTTAAGAATGAACCAGAGGAAACGGAACTATACGGAACTAGCGAACTTGAGCCAATAGAGCCTTACATGAAAGCCTACCACGACGTTATGTTGCACGCCATGCAAGGTAGCAAAATGCATAGCACCCCAAGGCTGAAGCTGAAGCTCAGGGATGTGCAGGGCTTCTTGCAGAACAATTTTCCTGAGGCGCTAAAAGCAGTACAGCGGGGTGAACAGGCAAATATCGACCTGAAAGGCCATGAGTTGCTCATTTTCACAGATGAAGAGGATGCCAGCTTTATCGAGGCGCAATCGACAATTGGCGATGCAGAAGCTTTACTGAAGCTTCTCTTTTATTGCATTGTTGACGTTTCTGAGGTCCCTGAGTTTGCATTCGGCGTCCATACTCCTTCCAGCCACGCCAGTGTAAAAGAACAGATGCCTTTGCTCGTTCGCCGAGTTGCAAGAAAGCGGGAGATGGTTACAGAGAACTGGCAGACTTTAGCCCGGATGCTGCTAGTTATGTATAGCAAGAAGACTGGCAAAAAGTTTGAGAGTTACGAAGTAGGAATTACCTGGGATGCGGTTATTGAAAGGGATGAAAGGGAATACGCAGACACCATTAACACCTTGGTGAATGCACTTAATACGGCATTGTTTGGCGGCTTTATCAGCCTGGATGCTGCTGTGGACCTGCTGGCTCAGTACATTGACACCATGCGGGAGTATGCTACCGATGACCCAGAACTACCTGGCGAAAGGGAAAGGATTATCAAGTCCTGGTATTTAAGGAGTAGGCTGGAAGATACGGAAGGATTACTTAACCAATTGGAGGATATAGAAAAAGTGCTGAATCCAAACCAGAATCAGAATCAAAGCAACCAAGGATGATAGCCGATGACTAAGGAGATAAATGAAATCAAGAAGGCCGCCAGTGATTACCAAAAATGGGCATTAGTTGCACGAAAGCAATATATCAATTTACGATTGAGACAGGATAAGGAGATTGCAAACCTTTACATTCGTTCAGCTGATAGGATTGCCAAGGAACTACAACAAATTGGAACAACTACGATTTCGGGTCAAATACGAAAGAAACATTTCAAAGAGTTAGAGAAATCCCTGAGGGCTGAGGCTGAACGGATTCAGAAAGGTTTAACAGAGGCTTTTGTTGACTATATTAACTCCGCCGCAAAGGCGGGGGCAGGATACACTCAAGGTGTTGTATTGAATTTATTCGACCAAGCGGGATTGAAAACTTCTGGGATAAGGAAGCTGTTCAGCCGGGTAAATAAGCAAGCCGTCGAAGCAGTTTGGGCAAGAACGAGAAATGGACTTTATTTATCGGATAGGATTTGGGAGCAAAGCGAAAATTACCGTACCATAATGAGGGATTTGATTCAAGAATCCGTCGCAATTGGACAAGATGCAGTGACCACCGCTAGGATGATTCAACGATATGTCCGTGAAGGGGCAATGACTCTTGCAAAGAGATATCCCGACATGATGAAAAGGATGAAGGGTAGAATCCCAGGGAACATCAGTTATGAGGCGTTAAGACTTGCGAGGACCGAAATGTCTGCGGCATTTGGGGAAGGAACGATAGCCGCATCCCGAGTTGCCCCCAGTTACATCGGGATGAAATGGGTGTTGAGTGGTAATCATCCTATGCCAGACATTTGTGATACACTTGCTACTTATGATTCAGGATTAGGTCCGGGAGTTTATCCTCCAGGCGATGAACCGCCTTACCCGGCTCATCCGAATTGTCTTTGTGCATTGGTGCCGGTACATGAGGAACCAGAGAAGTTTATCGAGAAGTTGAAGAAATGGACCGAAACCCCCGAAAGCGAACCAGAGTTGGAACAGTGGTATCAAAATATATACAAGCCTGGAGAAGGTAAGGCGAAATTGCCCAAGGCCTCTCAAAAAGCTGCTGAATCAGTAGCAAAAACCGCCGCAGAGGCTATGGAGAAGATAGAGGAAGAGGACATAATCAATCTGGACGACTATGTAGATTTGCATGAAAAATACCAGCCAAACGATTACGAAAACGAGTACGGTTTGAATAATACAATTGAGGACGTAAAAAATCACAGTTACTTTTTGGAATACGAGGTTACTGAGGATGAACGATATGCGATAGAGTATTATACCGGCTCGGAAGGTTATACGGAATTCAACAAAGCCTTGAGGTTTCCCGAAATAGGGGAGGTGGCTAGCGAAGAAATCAAGAAAGGGATTCAGACTTTAACCAACCTTATCAAAAAAGCCAATCCATTGAGCCAAAACTCAATATTCTATCGTCATGACTGGTTGGGGACATTAGAACACCTCTACAATCCAGAAGTAAGGAAAATTGCATGGGACGTAGTTGTAAATGGTGATACTAGTAAGATGCCGGAACTGAAGAAGCTATTGATTGGCTCACCAATACAAGACAAAGGATTTTTGAGTACTTCCTACCGCCAAGGCATATTTGTTAAGCCAAAGGGTTTGGAAATACGGATTCACGCGCCCAAAGGTTTCAGGGGCGGGTTATTCCTAGAAGAAGTATCCAAATTCGACACTGAAAGGGAGTATCTGTTTGCCCCCGGACAAAAATTCAGGATAGTGGATGTAGAAGTAGGCGAAGTTTACATGGGAATGAAAAATTTAATACTCCACGCGGTTCCGATATAGCGGATAATTTTGTACAAATGGTACCATATAGTATAATATAGTCAGAAGGCAAAAAGTTAAACGAGGTGATACAATGACTGAGGATAGATCTGTTAGATTCAGATGGGAGAAAGGCGAGGTCACAGCTGAATTTCCGCAGTGCGCGTATTGCAAGAACGCTTTGGATTATGCTACTTGCGCAGAATTCGGGACAAAATTCAAAAAATACCGCTACAACGAAGAACCTTGTCCAAAACGAATACCTAAACAAATGCCTGAATGAAAGGAAAGAGGGCGATGGAGGAGAAACAAAATCAAAATCAACCAATTCAGGTTTGCGAAAATTCTCCTTCCAAGCGAATTGAGATTCATTCCAGACATCAAAAGTTAGTCATAAGAGATATGAAAACTGGGAGATACGTGAATAAACGCTGAGGTGAAAACTGAGGCGTTTTTCTTATGCCCTTGAAAGAGAGGTGAGAGAGTGCCGGAAAAGTTCTCGATTACTGACACAGTCAGTACTGCCGATTGGGGGAGTGTCGACAAATCCCGCATTTGGAGACTACTAAAACAAGGCATTGAAGAAGGAGCGGAAGGCATAGCGGCGGCTGTGCGTGAGGTTTACGCAGTGGTTAAAGCTCCCGTTAATGAAGACCTTACTCAGGATGATTGCTGGGGCCCTCACCACGAGATCAGGGATGACGGCCGGATTGTTCTTAACCGCACCGGTCTTATTGCCGCAGCTGCTGCACTTGCCGGAGCTCGAAGCGAACCAAACCTGACCCCGCAGCAAAAACGGCAAGCGGCAAGGCATTTGTTAAGACATTACCGGGAACTTGAACTTGAGCCGCCGGAATCCCTAACAGAAGTTGTAGGGGAAATCTCTTCCGTGCAGGCTGTTATCTCCGGTGAAATGCGTGTCGAGGATGTTCCACTAGCTCCTTGGGCGGACTTGAATGCATTGAAAGCGGGAGACCCTGAACCAATGGAGGTCGTGGTAGAAATCCCGGCGGGTAAATCAAGGCGGGGTTGGAATTATACACCTGAAGCCTTGAAAGCTATTGTAGGAGAAGTTATGTCGCAAGGGCTTCCCGGATTCCTCGGACATCAAAAGCCCG